GATTCATATTTATTGACATTTGATTGGGTGAAAGGTACGGATCCTGACGTGCTTCTTCAAACAATGCTCGTTGATCCAGCTATACATCGTTTAAATGGTGATGCGCGCATTTTGCCAGCTTGTGCTGGCGCAGTAATGCCGTTTCAGTATTGGAATGGGTCTATGGAATATACTTTCCAAATAGTCGCATCTGCGTTTCACAGAGGTAGGCTAGGAATAGTTTACGATCCTAGTGGGACCCCCAATTCATTTGAATCTAACGTAGCTTATACTGAAATTATAGATATTGCCACCTGTCGTGAATTTACAATGAAAGTTGGGAACCATCAAAGTACTGGTCTGATGACGCACAGTATAGTGGGGCCCACAACTTCTTTGTCCATGTATGGTACCACTGTATTGGTGCCCACAGTTGGCAATGGAACTATATCGGTTTTTGTAATTAACGAATTGACATCTTCTAATACAGATGTTACAGTTAACGACGATATAGAAATTAATGTATTTGTTCGTGCGTGTGAAGATTTTGAAGTATTCGTACCTGATTCAGAGCATTACCGCCTCCTAATTCGCCCTCAGTCGGGTGTAGACGAATTAGATGAAACAAACCAACCTTACCCGACAACCGATGTTACAATAGGGGAACCTGCGAGTATAGTGTCACATAGGAACTTAGTTTTTACGGGAGAAAAAATAACTAGTTTCAGACAGTTACTCAAAAGGTATTATCATCATTCTGCATTTTCATTTGATGCTGCAGATACTGATGATCGACTATTGTTGACACAAAAAGCATTTCCATATTATAGGGGAAATGTAACAGGGGCCATACACACTCGTGCTGGTCCACCAACTGATAGCTACAATTATGCCGGAATGACTATGCTCAATTGGCTCGCACCTGCGTTTCAAGCAATGCGTGGTTCTGTGAGGTATAAAATTGTTCCAAAAAATAACGCTGCCGGATATAATGAAGGCAAGGATACATTTTATGTATGGCGTGAAGATGATAAAATATATTCTGTAGCTACAGATAGAATGGAAATCACAAATCCCAGTAAGACTTCTCACGAATCTTTGTTTAGATTGAGTGGAGAAAGAAAAGCTCTGGGTGCGACAGTTTTTAATTCGCATGTGAATCCTGTAGTAGAGTTCGAAGTACCCTACTATTCTAACTACCGTTTCTCTCCCGGGAAACGGCAAAATTGGACGAGTACAAGTTACATACCGTTCAATACTGGCTTCTCTTTTCTAGTTGAAAGAGAAAAAGATGGAGCCACTTACTTCGATACTTGGGTTAGTGCTGGTGAAGATTTCACCATGTACTATTTTACTGGTTGGCCTCCTTTATATTATGAGGCCACAGTCCCATCACCTTATGTAGCACCTTAAGTGCTGCATGTGTTTATATTATATATTATATATGAATTACATATTAAATCCTTGTGGCGGCGCAAGGTGGGGCTTAGTCCTTAGTACCGATCAATTCATGAATTCCTTAGAAGGTTTTTAACGTGATTTTTTCGGTACGTCCGAGAAAGTCATTAAAATTTTACTTTTATGTCGCAAATTATGAATCTGACGGTACTTAAATGTATAGTCCACACTTATGTGTGGCTTGTTTGGG